TCATGACGTGTCCACTGCCACCAAGAGTCGTCGTCTTGGTGCGACTGGACTGCATACCGATTGCAGAGATAATGCGCGCAGGTACATCAGCAATCTCTACAGCATTCTTCAGAGAAGTGCCATAGTAGACAGTACTAATACCAGATACGCTCATGCTTGCGACAGATGCAACAATCGACACCAGTTGACTACTCATAGTGAACGCCTTACATACGGTCTAAGCATGCTTACGACGTCTTTTGGAATCTGTGGTGCAGCCAACACCATGCCATCAGCACTGAGAATTGCACGGTCGCTGTCTGGCGTTCCTTCTCGCTGTCGATACAGGTATGCTGCGATGCGAAGTGTTGCTGCAACGATGTCTGCTGGTGCAGTCAGACTGTAGGCAAATCGTCCAGTCACACTGATGGCATTCTCTGGAGATACCACATAATTCCATTCAACATTGACACCACGTTTGATTTTGATGCCATATGCTGGCTTCACATTGGATGGTAGCAATACAACATTGCTGAGCGAGACTGCAGTGCTATCGCCATTTGTGATGCTGGTCAATGTGAAGAGATCGGTGCCAAGATAGAGCGTGTCATAATCCATCAAATCGCCACCATCATTGAACAACAATGGTGTGTATGTGCGAGTCGTGTCTGCAGAAGCTTCGAATGTGCGATGTGTTGCCTTATCCACCATCGACTGCGCACGTGTGACTGCATTGCCAAGCTGCGTGTCATCAGACGACGCAGTGATGTTCATGTAAGCTTTCAGATCAGCAGTCGTTGTGTAGGCCATCAGATTACTTTCGTCGTCTTCTTTGGCTTTGGCTCAGCGACTGGAGTTTCTTCTTCAGCAATCGCAGATCCTTCAGCAATCAATTGCTTTGCTTCTGCTTCACTGACATCAATGATATCGCCAGCAGAATATGCAGTGTTTACTTTGCCTTCTCGAAACACGATGCCATGTAGCATTTGGATTTTCATTGGGGAATCCTTTTGGAGATGAGGTGTCAAGGAATCCTTGACACCTCATCCATTTGATTAAGCGTGTACGCCAACAGCGAATGCTTCGATTTGCGTCACATCGCCACCATATCGCCATGATGCGACGACATAGGTAAGGCCTTTGCGAATGTCGCGCCATCGTTCAATCTGGACACCAGATGTGCGCTCACAGAATGCATAGAAATTGTAATTGCCAAAGATGATGCTCTTGTTGGTCGTTGCAATCGCAGGAATCTGCGCAGACAACATCACAGGCCATCCTTCGACCATACGCATACCATTGACAGTCTCAGTGATGCGATTGTAATTGGTCAGGTCAAGAGTCTTCAATGCACCCCATGTCGAGTTTTGCATGATGAAGCCAGTCTGACCATTGGTCAGATATTCGCCAGCAACATCAGTGCTGAGACCGACAATCTGCGCATTGGTAATGGCAGTAGCACTGAATGCAAAGGTGTTGGTAACACGCGTCAACAAACCATATGGCTGTGAAGATCCACTGCCATTGACGATGTAGTTGTTAGCACTGACTGCCATCGCACGCGCAATTTCATTCTGAATGAATTGCTCCAAGTTTGACGACGTGTCTGCCAAAAGCTCATCCGACAAAGCGAATTCCAAGGTGTCTTTGTACAATTGAATCGTCTTGGAGTTTGCCAAGTTTGGCTCTGATGCAGTCGCAGTCACACCTTCAGCGACGATACCTGGTGTTGCTTTGGTCGATTGCGCAGGCATGATGTGCTTCCAAGATTCGGTCGTCACACGAGTGAAACCGATTTGGCCAAGGAATGACAATTCGTCTCGACGTGCGACGATTTCGCGATTGATGGTCGTAGGTACAGTGAAGCCACCATCATTGTTCGTTGCTTCGGTCAAGGTTTTGTAGAAGCTGGATGCTGCGCTCTTGGCATTGGTCAAGGTGTTCATGACTGATGCATCAGACGATCCGCGCATGAAGCTTTTGTATGCGCCATGGTATTCGTTGCTGGAGTAAGGCGATTCTACTTCAACTGATGCTGGCAGTGATGCCTTGACTGCTGGTGCATGAAACGTGCCACCGATCACTGGCTCACCAGCCAATTCGGAAATAGCTGCTTTGACTGCGTCTTTGATGTTGTCCATGGTATGTGTGTCTTCCTTTGTGTGTACTGCTGTTTTGATATCGTCAAGACCAGTGCTGACTGTCGCAGTGCGCACAGTGATACCTTTGGTCATAACTTCAGTCGTAGTGCGAGGCTCAGCAGGTGTTGGTGTCAGTGAGATTTCACCAACGATCCACCTTTTGATTTCGCCATTTACTCGCTCAACAAGATGTGGCAGTGCGCCAGTGCTGAGACCTAATGCGCCAGATTCTGCCAGCTTCATGACGTCTTGTGCATACTTGTGACGTCTGTCAAGCTCAATCTGCACATCAATGCCATCATCAGTAGGTGCCCATGCTTTGACCACACCTATCTGGCTTTTGATGCCACCAAGAGCATGGTCATAGTATACAGGCATACCAACAAAGCTTCGTGTTGCGCCAAAATCGGTGTCTTTGCTGAAGCGATCACCAGTCAAATCTTCGCCACCATATACCACACCTCGACCTGCGAGTGTGAATGGTGCAATGGCCTTGATTGCCTGTGTGATTGAATTCATTTAGCACCAATCAATCGCTTTGCGAATCGCTTCACTGCTTCTGCTTTCATTATCGCATTGCTGTCAAGAGAAGATGCTTTCATTGCGTCTTTCTCATCCATTTCATACATGGACGAAATTGCTTCTTCTGTCTCTTCGATTTCTTCAGACTCGCTGATGATTTCTGCTGGCTCAGGTGCAGATTCTTCCATGGTTTCTTCTGTGTCCAATTCCTCTACAGCAATCAGATTCAATGCAGACTCTGGAATGATCCACAGCTTGCAGATTCCTTCTGCATCAATGTTGCCTTGGACGATTTCGCATTTTCCTTCAGCAAAAAACACGCATGAGCCACAGACAATGCCTTCTTCGATGAAAGGATTTTGTTCGCCATCAGCATAGTGTGCGCCATTCGCACCGATCCCCTGGTCGAATGCGCCATACTCTTCCACCAATGCTTCGTATGTCTCATACATATAAATCTGTCGCTCAGTCAGACTCACAGACTCATCCAGCGCTTTGATGCTCTTTGGCTTAATGCCATCATAGCCAACAGTACGCAGTGCTTTCATGGTCTGTTTCGTGTGATGCGCAGCAATGCGCAGTGCTTCCATGTCAGTCTCTGAATGTCGTCGCGAAGCTTTCGTTTCCATGTTGATCTCCCTTAAAATACGATTTGCCCACACTCTTCCTTCGTCTCCACCCCATCCATGCCAGGCCTGCCATCCTTTTCCTCGCTCAGACCATGTTGCACCTTCTTTGTCAATTTCATGACGGTCAAAGTATGCCACCATTCGCTGAATAGTTTCCAAACTGATTGGCTCACGATTGGCCAATTGGTTTGCGCGTGCTAAGCCAACAGCGGTCATCCCTTGCTGGCTTTGTGGTTTCTCAGATCGCACGTCGAGTGCGAGTCTGGCATTGTCTGCCACAGACTGTGGCGCAATGTACGTCGCTTTGATTTCATCTGATGTGGCGATGTTGAGTGCAGTCAGATATGCTTCAGCTTTTTGCATGCTTTGATAGCATTGCATTGCATTGCTTTCGCCATCTTTGTACACACAATATCTGCCATTCTCTACTTCAATATGATATGGCATCAGAGAGACTCCATTGCTTGTGCGACAAGTTTGTCGAGTGTGCCATTTCCTTGGATAGTATCAACAGCTTGTGTTGCAGTATTCCATCTTCCTTTGTGTATTTCTGCCTGCTGATCACCGACGACATATGGCGCATACGATGCTGCGCTTGTCAGCACTGCTTCGTCTCCTTGCAAATCAACACTATATGAGCGATTCAATGTCTCGCTTCCTCTTAATCCTGAGCCAGTGCCTCGCTTATATGGCACAGTGATTGCACCTCTTTTGTAATTGGCCATCACAAATCGTCGTTGCTTCTCAGATTTGTATTTCATGCTTCCTCTTGCTGGAGGTGCAGGTTTGTCCTCATTCAGCTGGCCTTGCACTAGCACAGCATATCCAAGTGTGACTGTGCGAATCATCTCGCCAATCTGCGCTTCGCCGATCCTGCCAAGCATTTCAATTGTGATGCTGTTTGCCATTACTTTACCAATCTCAGAGACGTGTCACATCGACAATTGACGTGTGCTGGAGGCCCATCAGACAATTCAGCTGGCCATTGGTCTTCAGTCGCTCCATTGAGCTTTACGCCATAGACCTTGCCAGTGCAGATGGCACACACAAGCTCATCTGCATCAGTATTCCAGACGCGTGTCATCTGAATTCCTCGCTGTGCAAGATAATCTTTGTACGATGTCGTTGCCTGCGAAGCTGCGCGTGTGGTCTCTGTGATGGCTATCATCTTGGCACGCATGGGATCGCTCAAAGGAAGCACAGCAGCTTCCAAATCTGCAATGGTCATGCCTGGTGTGGTGCGATACATTTCTATGATCGGCTTGATGCGGTCTGCTGTGGTCTGGTCAATCTTATCTGTGGTCTTTGGTGTGTAATCAGATAGCCAGTCTTGGATATATCGCGATTGGTCTCCAGTATCCATGGGAATGCTGAATTGTGTACCTAGTCTGTCGATGCGTTTCCCCATGGTCGTGTTCAGCTCAGCATCCAGTACTGGCTTTATGATTTCGCGCAGTGATGTCTCTGGCGTTTTGTCTTTGGCAATGTCTCGTGCCCATTGCTGGCCTTTTGCGCGCATTTCCTTGATGATTCGATTGTAAATGCGCAATTCATCTGGCGTCATGTCGTCTACTGGTGCTTTGATGGCATGAATGATTTCATGCACATCTGCGACGGTCATGCCTTTATAGCATCGCTCCATGACTGCATCAATACGGTCAATCGGAATCAGCGCAGAATCAAATGATGTCTTGGGATCGCGACCGGTTTTGATTCTGCGCTCAATTTTTTTTGAGAGTAGTGCCCATTCTGCATTCTTTGCTTCAGCATCTGCAGGCAGTGCCACAATCTCTGTCTCGACAGGCAATGGCGCAGAGACTGGCGCAGGATTGACTGTCTCTGTGACTGTGTCTGTGACGACTGGTGTTGGTGCAGTATCTGCAGGCCAATACTCATCCAGATTGTCAATACCAAGCAATTGCGCAGCAGATCGCGCAGGAATGCCACCTTGCACATACTGCAGGAAGC